GGCAATGGAATGTGAATTTTGGCTTGTCTAAAAAATTTTCTCAGAGGATTCTGTTCGTAATCTTGAGGGTTAAATTCTACCATGAGTTTCTCCGTATAAATACATAATAATAGTATGTATCTAATTATTTATATACGTATTTAACTCAGGATTTAGGTAGTGGCCGAAGAAGTTGAAATTAGTAATGTAGGCAACGGTGGTACAGTTGCAAGCGAAGAAACTCTCGCAAGACTGCTTGCGGTTATGGAGCGCATGGGCGGCTCCGGAGCCTCCTCTAAAACACAAGATTTATACAATAAATCAATACAACAAGGAACTGTTGCTACTGGTAAATCTACAAAAGCCCAAAAAGAAAACACTACTGCTACTAACGAAAACACAGTTGCTAAAAGAGCATATAGATTAGCCTTATCGGGGCTAATGACCGGACTTGGACAAATTGCAGGCAGTGCAGTCGGTTTAGCAAAAGAACTAATAGCCGGCGGAGATTCGATTAGTGATTTTGCACAACACATTCCACTTGCTGGAAAGTACATTACTGTACTTACAGGATTAATAGATCAAAACATTGATAGTTTTAGAACCTTAAGTGCAGTTGGCGCCACATTTGGCGACGGAATGAATGAAATAAGATCATTATCCGCAGGCGCAGGAATACCTCTGGGTGAATTTACTTCATTAGTAAGTGAAAACTCAAATGTAATGCGTATGTTTGGCGCTGGAGTAACCGATGGCGCAAGACAATTTGCTAATTTATCAAGAGAACTAAGAACAGGTCCGGGTAGAGCATTTATTAATATGGGCTATACCGCAACAGAACTTAACGAGTCTCTGCTTGAATATGCAGAATTTACCGCAGGACAAATTGGTTTTGAAAGAAGAAATGATAAACTTTCTGCTCAAAGTGCTGCAAATTATTTAGAAACTATTGATCAACTTGCAGCAGTTACGGGTAAACGTAGAGACCAGATTCGAGAAGAAATGAATGCTGCACAAGCAGATCAGCGTTCAAGACTTGCAATGTCAAGGATGACTGCTGACGAAGCAACACGTTTTGCTGCTAACTTAGCAGAAGCACCTGGACCTTTGCGTGACGCACTTACTGATGCTGCTGATGGTGTTCTTGACAATGAACTAACACAAGGACTGGCAGTTGCTTCTGAAACTTTTAGAAGTCAAGCAGGCGACATTAAAAATATGAACGCCCAAGAATATGCAAACTTTTTAGCAACTGTAAAAGAAGAACTTGATGCTGCTGGAAAAGCCGCAGGCGCAGGTGCTGAACAAATTATGAAAAGTGGTACAGGGTACGGTCAAGCACTTGCTATGGCGGCAGAATTACGAGATAGACAACGCATTTCTAATGAAGAATATACAAGACTTCTTGATGAAAGACAGCAGCAACAAAAAAGAGACGATGCATTATTAAACTTCTCTAATACGCTAAGAGAGCTAAGAACTACACTTATGGACGCTCTTATCAACAGTGGAATTTTTCCACTAGTACAAGATTCTTTTAGAGAAGTTGCAGGAATTTTAGAAGATTTCATTGGAAGTCCTGAATTCAAAGAAGGTATTAAATCTATCACAACAACTATCAAAGGTTGGATAGAAGACTTCAAGAGCTTCTCGTTTGCAGAAATGTGGGAAAAGGTAAAAGATTCTCTCATCAGCGGACTTACAAGTGTAATTACAAGTCCAACGGTACTTGCTGCGATTGCAGGTATCTTCTTAGCAAAATCATTAATATCTAGTGTTGCTAGTGCAGCATCATCCGGAATAGAATCAAGTCTTAGTAAAATATTTGGCGGTGGCGGAGCATCGCAAGCAGTTTCTAGAGCTGCACCGGGCGGCGGAGGTGCTGGACGAAGTGCAGGCAAAGCAATGGGCAACATAGGTGCAGGTGCAGGAAAAGCTCTTGGAGGACTAGCAGGCGGCACTATGAAAGGTATTGCATCAGGATTATCAGCAATGGCAAATCCTCAAGTTGCAATAGGTGCAGCAGTTGTAGCAGGTGTAATACTTGTTATCGGTGCAGCAATCGCAGGTGCAAGTTGGTTGCTAGGTAAATCACTTCCGACACTTGTCGACGGCATTAAATCTTTTGAAGAAATAGACGGAGACAAACTAAAATCAGCAGCCGTAGGTATGTTAGCAATAAGTGGTGCTATGGTAGCATTTGGCGCAGGTTCAGCAGTTGCAGGACTAGGCGCACTAGTAGGTGGCATTACTGAAGGAATAGGAAAACTATTTGGTGCTGAAGATCCTCTAGACAAAATGAAACGTTTTGCAGATGCAGACATTGATGCAGAAAAAGTAAAATCAAATGCTGAAGCAATGGTTGCATTTAGCACAGCAATGGCAGCAGCAGGCGGAGCAAGTGCTGCTGAAGGACTAGGTAGTTTAGTAAGTGGCATTGCAGGCGGCATCGGAGCGTTGTTTGGAGGCAGCGACACTGACGATATTGTTGCAGATATGATTAAATTTGCTGCGTTCGACATTGACACAGCAAAAGTTAAAAATAATGCAGAAGCAATGGTAGCATTTAGTGGTGCAATGGCAGTCGGTGCTTCTGGAAGTGCAGCAGCAGGATTAGGAACATTGGTAAGTGGCATTGCAGGCGGCATTGGCGCATTGTTTGGCGGTGACACTACTGATGACATTTTTGCTGACATGGTTAAGTTTGCAGGTTATGACATTGATACAGCCAAAGTTAAAAATAATGCCGAAGCAATGGCAGCATTTAGTAGTGCTATGGCATCAGCAGGCAGCGGCGCCGCATCAGCAGGTGCAGGAAATGCTGTAGGTGCAATTGGCAATGCTATTGCGAGTTTCTTTGGACAAGACACACCACTAGAACAAGTTAAAGAATTTGGCGAAATGGAATTAAATGTTGCTCAAATCGAAGCAAATGCTAATGCTATTAAAACAATGGGCGGTGCTCTATCAGGATTTACAGAAGTAGACCTTGACAAAACTCCAATTATCGAGTATACTGAAGCAATAAAAGGTTTAACTGAAGCACTTGATGCATTAAATGACGAACTAAAACAAGATAACGATACACTAATGACTAATAGAGCTGATGCTGGAGAATTGTTAAGCGGTATTAATATGTCCAGTAGAGGCACCGCCGAAGGTACAAATCAGTTAAATACTACTATGCAGCAAATGCTCGTAGCCTTAGGTGAACTAAAAGATATTAATACAAAAGTAGAAAGAAATACACAAGCAATTACAAGCGGAAATATCGCAGCAGGATACGTAAGCAGAAACTAATGGAAAAACAATGAGCTGGAAAAAATATTTTACACCTGTACCAACAGCAGATAACTTGGGAGGATCTTATAGCCCTCTAGGTTCAAATCGCGGTGGCATGGCGGGTCCTGCTCGTACAAACTATTCAAGTTTCTTACCAGATGTTTATGTTGGAACTCCAAATCGTGTTGAACGTTACGGACAATACAACACAATGGATATGGATTCAGAAGTAAATGCTGCACTTGATATTCTAGCAGAGTTTTGTACACAAAAAAATAAAAGAAACGAAACTCCTTTTATTGTAGATTTTAAACAACAAGCAACTAATTCAGAAGTACAAATTTTACAACAGTATTTGCATCAATGGTGTAAATTACAAAAGTTTGAAACACGTATTTTTCGTATACTAAGAAATACATTTAAGTATGGTGATCAATTTTTTATTAGAGATCCAGAAACTAAAAAATGGTTTCATGTTGATCCTGCAAACGTTGTAAGAATTATTGTAAATGAAAGCGAAGGTAAACAACCTGAGCAATATGTTATTAAAAACGTAAATCTTAATTTCAAAGAAATGGTTGCAACAACACCGTATAACACAAACAGTGGTGTTGGAACAGGAAAAGGTTACGGACAAGATTATAATCCAGTAGGTAGTGCAAGAGGAATGGTTGGCCAACCTTCTGCTAGTATGAGCGGCGGAAGATTTAATACTGATGAAACAGAAGTTACTATTGATGCTCAACATGTTGTTCACTTATCATTGAGTGAAGGTTTAGACAACAACTATCCTTTTGGTAATTCATTACTAGAAACTATTTTCAAAGTTTACAAGCAAAAAGAATTGCTTGAAGATGCGATTATTATCTATCGTGTCCAACGTGCGCCAGAGCGCAGAGTATTCTACGTTGATGTGGGCAACATGCCTTCACACCTTGCTATGCAGTTTGTGGAGCGTGTTAAAACGGAAATACACCAAAGACGTATCCCATCGCAGACAGGTGGTGGTCAAAATGTCATAGACTCATCATACAATCCACTGTCAATTAACGAAGACTACTTCTTCCCACAAACCGCAGAAGGACGTGGATCAAAAGTTGAAACTCTACCAGGTGGCACTAACTTAGGAGAGATTGATGACTTACGCTACTTCACTAATAAACTTGTCCGAGGTTTACGCATACCTAGCTCGTACTTACCAACTGGAGCAGATGATTCGGCTTCACAATATAATGACGGGCGTGTTGGTACTGCATACATTCAAGAACTTAGGTTTAACACCTATTGCGAAAGATTACAAAATCTAGTTGTAGAAGAATTTAGCCAAGAATTTAAACGTTATTTGTTGGAAAAAGGGATTAACATTGATACAGCAATGTTTGATCTTAGATTTCAACCACCACAAAACTTTGCTGCATATCGTCAAAGCGAAATTGATAATGCTCGTGTACCAACTTACACACAAATGGCAGCAATACCTTATATGTCAAATCGTTTTGCATTAAAACGGTTCTTAGGTTTAACAGAAGAGGAGATTGCAGAGAACGAACGTCTATGGAGAGAAGAAAATGATGAAAACTTAACTCCACTACCTGGAGACGCTGCTGCTGAACTTAGAGGCGGCGGATTATCAAGCGCATCACTTGGCGACGACCTTGGCGGTGTAGAAGACGAGGCAATGGCAGAACCAACCCCAACTGACGGCGGCGCAGGCGCAGGTCCTGAAACTGCAACCGATCAACCTATTGGTGGTGCAGGCGGTGCTGCAACCGATCAAACTGTATAAATACTAACATGATACTGAGAGAATTATTTTATTTTGACAAAGAGACTATCGAACCTGTAGATGATAAACGCTACGAGGCCGATTCAGACGACTCTGTTGTTAAAAAAGATGATACTCGCAAAACACGACTAACACTTCGTCAGATAAACCGTATAAGAAAAGCATCTGAACTACATAATGAAGAGCAAGCAAAAGATCTTGAATTCATTAAACAGATGTACGGTATCGCTGCAAATGCAGAGGCTGGCGGAGTATGATAGTTGGCTAAGTTAGATAAAACCCAATTCACAAAAGAGCAATGGCGAAAAATAAGAGCTGAACGCCGGCAACAAAAAGAACACGATCGAAGAATAAAATCTTTGCAAGTGTCTGCAAAAAAATCTGCAACTAAAACTAAAAAACCGCCAATACAAATATCTGAAGGCTTCCGTCCTAGACCAAAAAACGAAGTTGCTTTTGTTTTAGGAAACGGAACTAGCAGAACTCCAATATCTCTAGAATCATTAAAAGACAAAGGAACTACCTACGGATGTAATGCATTATATAGAGAATTTGAACCAGACTATCTTGTAGCAGTTGATACAAAAATGGTCATTGAAATTAATAAACACAATTACCAAAAAACACACGAAGTTTGGACTAATCCTAACAAAGCATATAATAATTTTACTGGATTTAATTTTTTTAGTCCTAGCAAAGGATGGAGTTCGGGACCTACTGCATTGCACTTAGCAAGCGAACATAAAAATAATGAAATATACATACTAGGTTTTGATTATGTTGGATTAGAAAATAATAAAATTGTAAACAACATATATGCAGGAACTTATAATTACAAAAAAACACATGACGGTGCAACTTATCACGGAAATTGGCTTAAACAAACGTGCATAACAATACAGAAATTTCCAAAAAAGAGATATATAAGAGTGTTAGGAGAACCGAATCATATACCAAAAGAGTTTGCTAACTTAACAAATCTAGAACATATTTCAGTTGAAGAATTTATGAAAATCTTCAACATTTTGTAATATACACATAAAATGGTTCGTTTTGAGCCTATTTCCTCTATATCTACGTACTTTTCTATAAATAATATATGACAGCCCACGCCCTGAGCGGCGTTTACATTTATATAGGAGAGTAAAATGGCAGATCGCAATAAATTTGAAGAAATGCTTGAGCGTCTCATCAATGAAGATAGAGAAGGCGCCGAAGAGCTATTCCACGAGATTGTGGTAGAAAAATCAAGAGACATTTATGAGTCACTACTAGAAGACGAAGCAGAAGTTGAAGAAACAACTGACGAAGAAGTTGATGAAGCATCTGATGAAGAAGTTGATGAATCTTCAGAAGAAGAAGTTGATGAAGCAAGTGACGAAGAAGTAGACGAAGCATCCGATGAAGAAGTGGAAGAAGACTTTGATCTAGGTGAATTTGAAGTTGAAGCCGATGATGAACCAGAAATGGACATGGACATGGGTGACGACGAAGGTGAAGAAGGCGACGAAGAAGAAGGCGACATGGAAGACCGTGTTGAAGACCTAGAAGATGCGCTAGAAGACCTAAAAGCAGAATTTGAAAAAATGATGGCTGGCGACGAAGGCGACGAAGGCGACGAAGGCGATGATGACATGGGTGGCGATGCTGCTGATGACATGATGGGTGACGTTGAGCCAGAAGAAGCATATGCATTTGAATCAGACGACGAAGAAGTCGAAGAAGCATCAGACGAAGAAGTCGAAGAAGCATCAGACGAAGAAGTCGAAGAGTCAAAGCAGCCAAAAAGCGCAGGCGAACAAATGCGTGAATATGTAGAAAAAGTATCAGCAACAATGGGCGACAATGGCGCAAACGCTAAATCACCAGTTGCAGGTGCTAACAATATGGGCGGAACCGCAGCAAACATTGCAAAAGGCGGTGAAGCCGATACAGGCGGAACAGGTGCTGGAGCAGCAAAAGAAGACAGCGCAGGTAACGTCAACGTACCAGGCGGCAAAGCAGCCAAAAGCCTAAAAGGTCAACCAGGCCATGGCGCAGAGAAAAAAGGCAAGCCTGAGACTGCTGATAACAAGAAGTCTACAGTAGGCTCTTAAGCAGTATAATATAAGGAAGTTTGAATGAGAAACTTACGAGAGCATTTGACATTCGACCAAGCCAAAATGGTGGTTGAAAACGCTAACGAAGGCAAAGATCTTTTTATGAAAGGTATTTGCATTCAAGGCGGAGTACGCAACGCGAACCAGCGAGTGTATCCTGTAAATGAAATTGGCAGGGCTGTCAAAACTCTCAATGATCAGATAAGCGGAGGTTACAGTGTTCTCGGCGAAGTAGATCATCCAGAAGGCCTTAACATTAACCTAGACCGTGTATCACACATGATTACAGAAATGTGGATGGATGATGCAAATGGTTACGGAAAACTTAAAATTTTACCAACCCCTATGGGACAACTAGTTAGCACCATGATACAAAGTGGTGTTAAACTAGGTGTTTCATCTAGGGGCTCTGGTAATGTTAGTGAAGACGGTAGTAATACTGTATCAGATTTTGAAATAATCACCGTGGACGTTGTGGCACAGCCAAGCGCCCCTGGTGCATATCCAACACCAATCTATGAGCATCTAATGAATGCTCGCGGAGGATATAAGGCTTACGAACTAGCTCAGGCAACCAAACATGATCCAAAGGCACAAAAGTATCTAAAAGAGTCGTTGATTAATATAATCAACAAACTCC